GTATCCATCCCCTTTAATTCCATTGTTGGCAGTTTGTAATTGGATAGATCAGACATCGCATCTGCAATAGGTGTGATATTGACATATTCATTCTCGTCCTCCCCGGCCAGGAACCATGTCGGTTTTCTCACTATCCCTTCGAAGCCGGTTGCTGCACCAATATAGGGTTCACCTTTTTCCCAAACTCCACTGGGAATATTGGGGATTGCATCACCCGTCACGGTCACATTAATACCCACCTCATGTTGTCCTGTGATTTTATCGAGCGCGCCGGCAGCCGTATCCGCTGCAGTTGTCACACCACCCACATCTGTCACAACTCCATTCATCATGGCTTCAAAAGTGGCATAATCGCCTGGATGATTTCTCAGCCAGTTGATTGCCTTATCTGTCGCCATCATCGAATTCATGGTCGTTTCATCGATCAAGCCCCACTTCATAGCAATTTTTGCAAAGGCTGTCGAATCACTGAAACCCATTGCTGCCATTTCCTGAGCAAGAATACCCAGGATGATACGCTTTGTATCTTCTTCATGAGCCTTGGCGTTATCGTCATATTGCTTCTTCAGGTCCGCATATATACCTTTCAACTCTAAAACTTTTTCACCCAGGGGATCATAACCATCCTTGATCGCCTTATCGATTTCCCCCTGGATTTCACCCATTTTGGTATTCAGATCGCCTTGGGTTTCGGTAAATTTTTCCTCATTCGGTCCGAGAGTGCCATTGATATATTCATTCAATCGACTCATTTGCCTTATGGCAGTTTCTTGGGCAGTGGCCAATATGTCCGCTTGAGTGGATGCATCTTTCATCTGGGTGGCATATTGTTCAATTAGCAATTCGTTCTCTGCCGTACGTAATTCATCATCGAGTATGCCAGCAGCTGTTGCAACCCCATAAATTGACGTCGCCGCTATATCGAAGGTTTTAGGTATTCCGTCTGCATTATCTTTAATTGCATCAATGGCACCTGCAACACCGAAATACTTCTGCCGTAATTCTTCCATTCTTTTAGGTGATAAACCCCCATGCCACAATGACCAAGTGAGTTCACCTATAAAGGCGAGTATCTTTGCACCCTCTTTCAATCCCCATAAACCAGCATTCAAACCGCCGAAGGCCTTATCCAAACCAGAGATTCCATCTTCAGCATGCTTGGACGCATCATAAGTGCCCATCAAAGTTTGCATTGTATCTACCAGAATTGGTATCAGGTCATTTCCAAGAGTATATTCCAATCCTTTAACCGCGTCTTCCAGATCGTCCATCGCCACTTCAAATTCACGGGAAGCCTTAATGCTGTCATCAGTAGCAATCATATTGTCAGAAATTGAAGCAGCCTGTTCTCTAAGAGCATCCCCACCCTTGGCTAGAATTGGAATAAGATCGCCAAAGGATCTTCCATATTTCTTAGTGGCTTCTTCCATGAAGGCTGATTTATCTGTGGCATTAACATATTCGTCAGCGATTTTTGCCAGGTTTTCGATGGATGGCGTTACTCCCTTTTTATTCATCAATTCCAGAGCGGATCGAGTACTCTCTATGCTTATTCCCCAATCATCAGATACCTGAATAATTCGACTGGTTTCTTCTGCGCTCAGTCCGGTTACTTGCATCATCTCTCGCACTGTCTTGTTATATTCAACTGTCGCTGCTATTGATTTCTTCGATTCTAATGCAAATGCTCCTACCCCGGCTGTAACCAGTGTAATCGGATTAGTCAGTAAGTTAAATGCCGAACCCAACGCTGGAACTTGTTTTTTGAGATTATCAAATTGCATATTTAGCGCCTTGAATACACCCCCTGCCTTCCCCGATGCATTCTCCATGACTTTTACGGCGCCCCCGACCTTATTGCGTGCCTGTGCCAGGTCACCATCTAATTTATCCAGGGTGGCGCGTATGGGTACAAATGCTTCACCCAGCTGCGATTCATTAGCCATGTTTTACCTTTTCTTCATCAAGATCCAGATCGATCGGTTGTCAACTCTGCCCTGGTCGGTTGTGATTTGGCAAGTTATATAATAATGTTCCCCCACAATACCGCCAGAGAGCCAGACTGTTACCGTGGTATCGTCTGCGGTGGATACGTCCAGGGTAATATCGTCGCTTGATAGGAAGATTTCGTGTTCCACGATAACCTCCCCATCGGCCAGAAAGCTGCTCCAATCATAGGTATAATCAGACACGGCTTCAGGATCTTTAATATATTTACGCATCGCTCACCTTGTGATTTGGAATAATCTTGATAATCCGGCTCTCCGGATCGATGGATATATAGTGGTCTTCCGGATCGATGAATATTTGATAGTCTGACGGCGCAATCGTATGAGAAATCATCTTGATTTCAGGCCGGCTCAGAACAGGAATACCGGATACAAGACCGGTTGTATTAAGAGCATGCACCTGTCTTAAAAATGGCTTATCGATCCCCGGCGCTGCTACTGTAATACCCACGGCGCTCAGGATGTGGATCTGGCTGAATATGGGCTCATCCATCATGGATGCACCGGTCGTAATGCCGTTCGCAGATAGATGATTCACACCTTCTTCAATCTCAGCCAGCACTGGCATCCCTAAGGTTGGTGCACCTGTGATTATTGCCTCTGCTATTAATATATGGGTTTGGGTAATGACAGGTGCTCCAATACTTGCTGCATTGGTTGTGATTCCGTTTGCTGATAGATAATGGATCTGGCTGATGGTAGGCTCACCAAATATTGGTACGCCGGTAACAAATCCGGATCCGATCAGTGCATGGATCTGATTTAGATCAGGCTCACCTATGATTGGTGTTCCTACAATGACGCCTATCCCCGTCAAAATATGGGTCTGTCCAATGGCTGGGTTCCCAACCGTTGGCGTCCCTGCACTGATACCTGCACCCGTCAGGATATGGATCTGTCCAATCGCTGGGCTTTCCATCGTGGGTGATCCAGCATCAATCCCATTGGCAGTTAGATTATCCTCATTGGCAGCCTCTTGCAGCTCAGGCGTTCCCAGGGTCGGGGTTCCTGTTACTATTTCGGTAGCTATAAGGTCATGGATCTGCCCAATGGCCGGCGTGCCCACAGTTGGAGCCCCGGTATCAATTCCGGTAGCCGTCAATACATTTATGCCAACAAAGTTGCTGGTCGTGACCGTATTGGAGCTGCCTACCGCCAAATGTGTATCGGAATTGGCATTAGAACCCGCGCCGTCTAATTGATGCGCTATTTGTATAAAAAGATATTCGTTTGTAAGTGTGATCACCGCACCAGGCGACCAGTTTACGGTGATTGTCTGGAAAACTGAATTAGCCAGGTTGACATATTGCGTGGTCGTGATCGTGGCGCCGGTCAATTCGGTCGGGCTGGAGCCATCTGCATTGGCGCTTTTCCAGATGCGGATACGCAATATGCCATCATGCGTGGAAGTGCTACGTGTCTCACCTTCTACTTGAAAAGATAGCGACCAGTTGGCATTGGCAAATGTGCCATTGATCGTGTTCTCGCTGCGGAAGCAATCACCCAGGGTATTATCTGGAGCTCCGTCCGGTTGTATCGGTGTAGTCAGATGCGCCGAGCTTGCCCGCTCGGTCTGGCTATCCATGCGGGCATAGCGCGTGGCAGCCAGCGTCCCCACCACCCAACCGGTCGATATGCGCACTTGACTGGGGGGCGAGCCACCATCCTGTAGAGAAAGATGATTCGATCCCGAAGCCAATGCATCTTTCAAATAGAAAGTCTTCGCTACCAATTCAATCCTTTACGCCGGTCCAGGTATGCCGATATCGAAAGCCGTCAGGGTGAAAACGTTGCCATCTGTAACCAGTTGCCCGGCAGCCAATAAACCGGTTGCACATAGGATGCTGGCACCATCGGTGATCGCCCAATAGGTTGCAGTATTTGTTTCAGTTACTGCTCCATTCGATATCGCAGGAACCGTCACTTTGCGCCCGCTAGGAGACCTGGCTCCCGGCGCCCCAACGGTCAAACCGGTCTTGTTGCCGGCGCTCTTATTGGCGTCTGTTACCGCCTGGGAATAGGTGGTTGCTTCACCGATGGTTATATCCAGGCGTGTGCCGTTGGTCACCAGCCATTCCAGGCCTTTATCTAGTACATTAGAGTTTAGATAGGACATTTTTATTTACTCTTTCTTTTTAAATAGCTTGTTTATATCCACATTTGCCGTCATCTCTTTGAACTCACGCCGTCTCTTATTTTCTTCATCCGTTCTACTATCTGCTCGAGATTTAGATTTTTGTTCAATTCCTTAAATTCCTGCCGCGCCTTCTTCAGTTCTTTACCATGCAATGGTTTAGCAGGCTTGGATCCAAGGAGAGCTTTGAGCGATGGTATCCGCTTGGCGCGCATCATCATGGCTATGCGCCAGGCCTGGACGATGTTCATCTGTTGGTTGCGCTCATCCCGCCAGATGGATGCTTCGATCGCCATGAGTACCTCTCGCGGCGTCATATCCCAGAACTCTGCCATGCCGATCCCGCAACGCAGTGCCTGTTTCAGGAGCCCCTCTATATAGAAAGGCTCCTGTTTCAGTTTGGGTCTGTGTCATCCTCTGCTGCAACATCCTCTTCACTAGCTTTATAGCTGGCCACGGCCGCCACCGCCTCCATGACCGGGTTGAGCGCTGCCATGAAGCCCACTTCATCGATAATATCGATGGCATCATTATTCGATACCGGCCGGCCACCCGAGCGTGCATCCATCCGGGCTGCTTCCATTCCATAGCGCAGCAGAGCTACCAGCTCGGTATAGCTTAGTGTATTGGTGACAAAACCGCGCATGATAGCCGAGATACTCTTGCCCAGCTGCTGCTCAGCATTAAGCAATGCCCGGGTGGTGAAGAGCAGGTAGACTTCGCGGCCTTTAACGTGGATGACACCCTCACTACGCGCCGCCATCAGCTCCCCACCTCCTCAAAGAATCCATCCACGGTCAGGGATAAAGAGCATGTCGCTTCGCCCTGGTCCGGGAACCCTTGACTCATCGAGTCAATCTTGGCATTGGCAGTCCCGAGCACCACGCCTGACTCTTCCCACGCCACCAGGATCAGCACACCATCCCGGTTGGCATTACGCAGTGCCTGGTAGGTCTCATCGTCCGGCACGTATAACGAATCCATCGAGATCGTCGCCGAATAGCGCCCAGGCAACACCCGCTGAGCCCGGCTGTCCTTGCTTGATACATCGATCGTCCCCGTCGACTCTTCGATCGTCGCATCCCGCTGGCTTTTTAAGGCCACATAGGCTGGCACTTCCGGTGTTCCGATGTTGATCAAAATTAGTAATTCAGATCCATTCATTGCCATTGTCTTACTCCTTCTGAGCCGTAAGGCTCAAACTTATGATCCTACCGTAAAAATCTTTTTCATCGGCTACGATAGGTCCAGCACAACTTGAGATAATACATTGATAATCATTGATTGGCATCTTATACCTGTGCAGCAACGCATACACCCGCTCAGCGATGGTTTCGATCACCACCGCCGATCCATCCGCATTCGCATAACAGCGCACGTCACGGGTCAGTTCCCGTCCACGTGTGGTCTTGGTATCGGACGGTACTTGCGTCACTTCACCGGCTGTGACGATAAATGGCAAGCCGGTGTCGCCTGGGGCAGGGTCGGTGGTGAAGATCGCCGGTAATCCTTTATAGATTGCCAGCAATGCGGTCAGAGTCTCATCCCCAGATAGCCGGTCGTAGATGGCAGACGTGAGGATGCTCATTTTCCACTCAGTAGCTTCACGATCCTGGCTGCATTCATAAATACTGCCGGTCTCAGGAATGGGTGCGCCGGCCGCTTCT